ACCGGCAGGAAGATTCCCGTCACCCGATAGGAGCATAGGGCCGGGAGGAGCGGCCACGCCCCAAGACGAGAGGGTAGAAGTGGATGGATTATAAACTCCCTGCCAGTACGGATTTGAGATAAAAACCTTATCCTCCGCATCAACATAGGAAAGCGGGCATTTCGGTCCGGAGATAGCTCCAATACTCACGGCTGCGCCCTGAACAATGCGATAAAGCGTCCCGTTGGCGGCAACCAGTTTACATTGATTACCGCTCCAAAGACTATGAGCGCCCGGCAAAGCCAAAAAGAGGCTCTTGCCCTTGCGTTGGATAAGCGCCCCGTCTGCGGTTACATCGGCATTCAGAATAACACGCGGCTCAAGTATTCCCTTTTTGGAAAATACCCTGTTCGCAACATTATTCGCGCCGGAAAAACCCTGTGTATTAATCTCGGCCATTGACAAATACCTTTTAATCTGTTAATATGCCCTGTGTTGGATAGGGTAGCTCCCGACAAAGCGGTAACTGGTTGACCGCCTTCCAGCACACCCTTCAACCATAACCTTTAACCAGGAGGTTACAACATGCCAAAATGTATTAATCTTGTCGGACAAAAATTTGGGAAACTGACCGTTATTAAAATATCCGGTCATGATAATCATGGTAAAATTACATGGGAATGCCATTGTGAATGTGGAAACGCAACAGTTTCCACAACGGGAGACCTGCGATCCGGAAGTAGTAGAAGTTGTGGTTGCTCTCGCAATGGTAAAATAATGCCACTGACTTTTGCGCGAAGCATAAATGCTGTTCCAGAGTGGCTGGCATGGAAGAATATTATCCAACGTTGCACAAATCCTCATCACAAGGCTTATGAAAATTACGGTGGTCGTGGAATAAAGATTTGCGACGAGTGGAAAAATGATTTCCTTGCGTTTTATAACCACATAGGAAAACGTCCCACTCCAAAACATGAGGTTGATCGCATAGATAATGAAGTTGGTTATGTCCCTGAAAACGTCAGGTGGGCAACAAGAAAAGGGCAAAGCAACAATAGAAGAAGCAATAGATTGATTACCTATAAAGAAAAAACCATGACAATATCTCAATGGGCAGACGAAATAGGCATAGATAGGAAATCTATCCAAAATAGGATACGCGCTGGATGGTCTGTTGATAAAACCCTTACTGAGCCGCTTCATAAATAACATATATGCTATCCTTAAAAATTATCATTTCCATAATAAGACGGGCAATCGTCTATGCCTATAAATGAGCATAATTCACCCATCGCCTCGTAAAACTTATTGTTGTGATATTTTAGACCAGCCCCTATTGAGTCCTGGCCATCCTCTATCGCCTCTCCGAAGATATCTGCGCAAACCTTGTGCTTGATCAAGCGCAGTTGTAAATGAGCGGGAATCCCGTCGGGCGTGTCGGTATCGTTGACCATATTGGTAGGCTTCCGGTAATAATGTAGTCCTATCGTCTCGGCTGCCGTCGGAATACCCTGATAATAGAGTCTGGTTCCCTTGACAGCGACACGATAAACTGATCCTGATTCTGTAAGCCGCATATCAAAGCTTTGTTTCAAGAAGAGATTGTAGGCGTAATAATCGCCGCCATACGGAGGCGCGATCTGCAAACCCTGATTGTCGCAAATATTAAATACATTGCGCTGGTAATCAGCAGGAAGCGCAACATACGGCAAGGTCAAAGACGTTGTGACGGAATTATAGGTCATTAAATCAGGTAACGGCGGGGAAATGCTTCGATCCGGCATAAGAATCCCGCCGGCAATCGAATTCACACACGCATTGATTTTGTCAATCAGCGCGGATTCCCCATAGGATTCATCCTGAATAACGCTTCTGATTTCGGAAAGAAATGTTGATAGAACATCAGACATGATTAACTCTCCTTGCTCTCGCCGCCTCACCATAAAAGCCCCCTCCCGAAAGAGGGAGCTTCTAGCTAAGGTTTAAAATTTACGCTTCCAGAGAAGCCAGCTCGACATAAGCCGAATCGTCATAAACGATGTGCAGCAGGACGTTCGCAGCGCCGCCTAAGATGTTCGTATCAAAGGATACTTTGATCTTGGTGTTTGCTACGGTTGCGGACGCCGGATCGAAGACCAGCCCTTTATTGGTGGTATCCGGAACGCCCGCGAGAGCTACACCGGCCGCAACGTCGCCCGTCGGGGCTGTTGCGGTATTAACTGCCGTTGCGTTCCTGGCAAGAATAATGGTGCCCGTTGCAACCATAGTCGCATTGGCAACCACTTCAAACGATTTGACTGTTCCACGGCAGGGAACGGGGATATAGTAATCTTCAACCCCGCCCGCGCTGTATAAATTTACATAAATGTCTTTCATGGTTTATCTCCTTAAATTTTATTTTCGTTGCGTAAAGCTCAGGTCATTGACGGGTTACTGTGTAATATCAACAATCGGATACGGGCAATTCGCGGTATTCGCGGATGTGATCCTGTTGTTGGAGGCCAGCAACGGATTGGCGTCGATAGCGCCTTCGCAGTTGGTGTTCCCGTTTGCCGCCGTGAACAGTTCATTTCCGGACACGATTACCACGTCGGAATTTTCATCGATTGTCAAAACCGTCGCTTTAATGATGTTATTAGTGATCCGGCTTCCATACGCGGGCGCACTTGCCACAACGTCAATCCCTTCAGTGGCCTCAATGAAGCACTGGTCGATCAAGGTTTGATGATTTGACACAGTTCCTTCAATCGCAATGCCGACGCCAAAAATGCCGGTTGCATACGCGCCCGGGTTCTGGTGGATCTCCACACCCCGAATTACGACCAGGGCGGAGTTAGTGATCTCCAGAGCTTTAGTGTTACCGGCCACTGAAGCCTGTATCATGCCGCCGAGCATCTGGAATCCATGACATCCTGCGGGGATAACAAAAAGGTCGCCCGTTCCGGTCGCCTGGAATCCCATGTTGATAAAACGGCAGCCGACTTTCGCCACCGCAATCGTATGCGCTCCAATGACTCGCGGAAAAGGCACAAGGTCCGAACCGCAGCCGATGATATCGCACTTCTCCGGCAGTACGGTTAAGCTCTCCGTGATGCCGTCGCCGCAGACAAAAATCTGATTCCGACGCGCCCACCATCTGTTAGCAGCAAGGCCGATGCTGGCGTTGCTGGCCGTGATTGCCTCTGCAATGGTAGCAAAGGGATGATCAGGCGAGCCGCTTCCCGTGGCCGCGACATTCAGATCAACATAATATTGACCCGCTTTCGGCCCCTGATAGTCATTGACCATCAAAAAATCACTAATCGGACGCGACGCCCTTCTTCCGCCTACTGTTAAAACTCTTTCTTTGCTCATGGTGCACTCCTTTCAGTGAGTCTCAAACTACACTCACACAGATTAAAGGGTTAAGGGGGACGATTCCTCGTCCCCCTATGGATTTTAGGCCTGCTCGGTCAAATTGGTGTGTCTGACGTGCATCCGGCGGCTCTTACAATACAGATTGCCCACCCAACGGGTATTGGCCGTCATGGTGTCCGGCTGCCCCAAAACTTCCTTGCTGACCCACTTCGGAGCGGTGAAGTTATAATCCGCGTGGCTTCGCAGTTCGAGGAAGTTCAGATTCAGAGCGTCGAGAACACCGGTAGCATAACCGACATCCGCGACAATCGGAGCGCCTTTATGGGTGATGTTGTCCCAGCCTGCTTCAACCGCTTTGGCATCAGCGTATCTCTGCTGAGGATGAAGCGATCTCTCATAGGCATCCCGGAGAACATCCGTGGTGCAGCAGAAATTCGGCTTCATGTTCCTGGCGTCGCCCATGGCCGGAGCGCGGAAAATCTTCTGCATGGTTTCAAAGCAGATCGCTTCGGCTGTCGCAATGACATTCGCCTTCCATGTGGCCAGTGTCACTTCCGCGATGGAGCCGTATTCGGTTGACGTATTGGTATTGAAAAGATCGCCGAGGCCGTTGATGCTATTCCCGTTGGCAGCCGCAGCAATGACCTGGGAGGCCATATTCACACGCGCAGACTTGATAATGCTTTCCATATACTGCTTGGTCAGATCGATGACCGCCGCAGAGCCGGCATTCTTCACTTTATCGTCGAGGTTAATGGTATTGGAACCATACGCACCAGCCCAACGGAAACGGGCGGCATCAATGATATTAACCTTGCTCTGGTTAATGATCGTATCAGCGCCGTATGATCCGCTGTTGGAGTTCTGGTATTCAATGGGAACCTTGACCATCGATCCGCCGTCAACGGTTTCGTGGGGTTTGACATCCCAATTATCCCGCGCAATGGCGTTTCCCATCAGCTTCCACAAGAGAGCGGAGGCTGCGTTTAAAATATCTTCCGGCTTGGTATTAAGCCAATATACTTCTGTCGTTGCATTCAGTTCGTTAATTAGAGCCATGGTAGTGTAC